TAAGATCGTAATGTCGTAGCTAAAACAATCCCACAGCTCTATCACATCAAGTGGAAGGTCTGGAGAAGGAGTCTCTGGATCAGACACAAACGCAGCGAGTGGGAGTTTGTCGTAGAGGGCTCCGTACTCGGGTAAAAGCGCCTCGATGTATATAGCTCTGCGAGCGATGGACTTCACGCTAATCCATATCGCCTCTGTAAATTCTCCATGACCTTTTTCTAGATCATATAAATACTCTTTCCTCACGTAGCACTTGTGCGGAGGTGTATTTGCTATTAAAAAACTCATAGTTAACTTATTAACTACGAGACTTTACACTATTTAACTAATTCTTGTAGCACAGGGACAGGCACCTGGTTGAACGAAGGCATTATTTGTCCTATAAATAAGCCAACAATAACTAACCCACCAGCAACTAAGTATCTCCATTTAGTGAGTTCTTCTACTTTAATCTCTACCTTATCAATTCTTATATTTAACTCTTGATGCTCATCGTGAGACATTTGCTTCATCTCGTCTAATTTTTCATAAAGAGCTTCTTCTTCTATTACCCGCTCTTCCAGCTTACTCTCGTGCTTAATAAGCATCTCTTTAATGCTCAAAGAGACATCACTAAGCTTCTCAATAGACTCTTCTATTTTAATAAAATATTTTTCATGAGTCTCTAACTTTGACTCAATCACAGAAACTCTGCTGTCGTTAAACGGGCTCATTTAGCAAACTATCTTTATTCCTAAAGATAGCTTTAAACATGGGATATTTACAAATCTTTTGATTCAGGATTTATCTTTTTCAGTACGCCGAGCCTCTTCTCCCAAGTATCGCCGCTGTCTGACCCCTTTACTGGGTTGATGCAGGTATCGCCTCCGTAGCTGTTGCAGACCAGCCCTGCAAGGTCATGAGGACATCCTTCTTTTCCTGTAGACCAATACAGTTGTTCAGAAACCCACCTGGCCCCACATTTAGGACACTCAGAAATTGATTGTTTATCCATATTTTTGTTAATAACGATATTCGTTGATTACATCGATAACGTCTGATAAAGCTTTATCAACCGCTTCTTTTTGTTCTGTGTCCCAATCTGATCCGTAGCCGCCGCCATATAGTCGGTTTTTTAATTTTAATACTCGAGCCAAGATGTCGAGCTTTGTTAGTTGCCCTGTAGCCATAATCACCAGAAATGTTCGATATAGCAATCGTTGCAAGAGAGCAACAATATAAATATACTCAGGATGAAGACTAGTGTCAACAGCAATAAGGTATATTTATACATACTAAAAAAAGGCAGCTATTAACCACCTTTTATTTCTTTAATCGGTATGACCGCTCTTAATTAATTTTTAATATTTATGAAGTTGGTAGGGTCACTGGTATAAAAGTCCCTGGACCCGGATCGTCATCGTCGTCTCCGTCCTCGCCCATTAATGCCAGCATTAAAAAGCAAGGAGCAACAATAAACACCAACGTTTGGAAAAGTGTCCAGTCGTAGATCACCAAAGACCTGGGATGACTTGACCAGTTGAGAAGTAAGCTCCAACTGCGGCGATGAAACCGATCATTGCGAGTCTGCCGTTGAGCTTTTCTGTGTTTTCGTTAAATCCCATTGTTTTTCTCCTGTTGTGTTTTGTTATAAATAATGATTTCCTCACCATCGTGGGTGAAGACCAATTCGTCATTGTGATCCCAACAAAGCTCTTCGTAAAGAGTGTTGAGTTTTTCCATGTCTTCGTAAAGACCGTTTGGATTAGGCATACTATACATTCAACTAGTTGCTAGAAAACTTACTCCTCTCCATTCTGAGTTAAGAAAGCCGCTCCTGCAAAGGTCGCAAGGAGTATTAAAGCAACGGCGGTTAGAGGCATTAAAAGATACCGAAGAAGAAATTACCAGTGATAGCGTAAGAGATGAATCCAGATACGATGCCCATCATAGCCCAGCGGCCATTGTATTTTTCGATGTATTGCTGGGGTGAATCAAGACCCTGGCGATTGTAGGATTCTACAACCATCGGGGGCTCTTTAGCAAATAGATTGTTCTGGCCAAGTTCGTTTGTTGTAACGGTCATTGTAACATTGTGTAACTATTATAATTATAAACTATTTGTTAAGGTTTGTAAATAGCCTAGTAGCCACTTTCTTCTAAAGCCCTTCTCACGCCTTCTTTGTTCTTCATGCAATGCCCATGGACATCTATCTCCATATCTCTATGCGCTTTTAAATGTATGGATTGAATGAATGTAAGAAGGCCAATAAATCCTAGCAAGGTGGCGAATAAGAGCTTCATGTTTAACAAAAAAAGCCCCGGTTTTACCCGAGGCTAGGAGAATTATAAGCAGTTATCAGAAGCTGTACTTAAGACCAAGCTTAGCACCGTAGCCACGATCGAGGTCCTCATCGCCAGAACCAACGAAGGAGACTTCACCATAAGCACCAAGAGCTTCAGTTACACCGAAACCGAGTCCAGCCTTACCTGAAGGGACGGTGTCGGTCTCGCCGCCGTCAGGAGAAACCAAGGTAGCACCACCTTGAACGTAGTAGGAGGCTTTCTCGCCAAGCTCACCTTCGTAGCCAACGTGGAGGTCAGTTGCAGCACCGTTGTACTCAGAGCCGGTCCAACCAGCATTGGTCTCAACGTTTACATAAGGACCTGCAAAAGCAGCGCCGGCGGACATGGAAAGGGCAGCGGTTGCTGCGAATACAGATTTAATCATAATAGTTTTTAAAGTGTCTCGGAAGGAATAAATAATTTCCTTGAGGATGGAAGAGATCTCGACATGATCTCCTGTGGAAATTGTTACTTAGTGTAAAGGAAATTTGCCACTAGTATATTATAAACTGATTTTGCTGGTTTGTCAACCGCCTATGGCACTTAATCTTTCTACGTATTCCTGAGCTACCTCAGCGCGTTTCTGCTTTGCTGCTTTAGACTGTCCTTTAGCTTCTTGATACTTGCGTACAGTTGATCGGACAAGTTGAGCATATAGACTCTTATCAAGTTCAGGACGATCAACGTCAATAAGCTTGTATACTTTGTTAAAGTCAATTATGGCCTTCGTGGGATTCTCTTCTATCTTTCCACTTAAGCCAAAGTCAATAAGAGTAGATTCACTACCACCTTCACCATCTGTCATAAACTGCTGGTTATGCATGTCTCCGTGGTAGAAGCCCATCTTATGTAAATCGCGGATCGCTCGGAGAGACTTACGAGCCTGGTTTTCGGTCATTGCTAGACCTCGCTCTTTCTCTTCTGGAGTGCGGTTATATCCGTTACCCCACAGCGGAGCTCCGTCAATGGCATCCATCTCGATGTGTTCATCAGATGCAGAGTGAACTGTCGGAGAGTGACCTAGCTTAGCCATGCGTTTGCCAAGCTCTACCTCATGAGGTCCCCACTCTTTCCCTTCCTTGAGTGTTTTCACAACACGATTTTGCTTGTCATCTTTGTAGACGATCCCATAGTTTCCTTCGGCAAGTTTCTTCATCTTAGAGATGTCAGGAATAGAGGGCTTTGAAGGCTTTGCCTTCTGCTCCATTCTATCACCACCTTGCACCAGTTTCCACCGGCCGTTAGCCTGTTTCTGAAGTGTATGACCAGACTTAGGATTCTGGTACACTGCTCCCGGCTTAGCTGTCTTCCTAAGCGCTTCTGGGACCATCTCGTCGGAGTAATTTACCTTAGGCATGTTAAAAATATATGTTGGTCTTTCAACAACGATTCAGGCTGGACTCGAACCAGCGACCGACTGCTTAGAAGGCAGTTGCTCTATCCAACTGAGCTACTGAACCAAGGATTTATTCTAGGGGGTTTGTTTTAGCAATGTACTCAACAGTAGTTGCTACATCGTTCATTGCGTCTCTGAGATCAGGTCTTTGTCCTGACTCTTGTACCATACTATCACTCTCGTCGGCTAATGTCCACCGCCACTGTTGCATAGATGAGTTATACCAAAGATTGATTTTCATAAGAAACCTACTAAAAACCCCTTAGAGTAAGGGGAAAGTCTAAGAGGAGAGATTAAATTATTCAGCTGGAGGAGCGTAAGTGTAGTCACTTGTGCCAGTTAAATCAGATGAGGTACCAGCTACAACGTCAGGAACTTGCAGATTATATTTATAAATCTCTTTTGCAACTACCTCAATGGCGCTTTTAACGTAGCTAAAATCTGCCACCTCAGAAACTCCTTCTGAGTCCAGAATCCATCCTTTGAGTGTGTCTTTGCTCATAGAGCCGAATGCTATAAAGCTACTCTCTTCGAGCGAATCTGTAGGTAAAATAATAGATCCGTTGGAGCTATTAGAAAATGCTGGCTGAGTAACAGTGTAATTTCCTTCCTCTTCGGATCCTGTTGTAATTTCATCAGATTTGGCAAAGACGTTAAAAAATACCTCTATAATAACATTCTCAAATGCACCATGAGTAATTTTCTTATTTACGCTACCAACATCTAAGATGTAATTAATGGCCATGGTTGTATAACAAAATTTGTTGTTCCCTAACTATAAACTAAGAAGTCGAACTATGCTACTATACCATAAACCGCGAGTGTATTGATCGTTTAAGGATTATCTAGAATATTAGCGTTTATTTGCACATGGCAAACACCTTTAAGAAGTTTGACGTTAAACACGGCCTGTCAGTAAACGGCCTAACGTTCGTCGACGAAAATAGAAACGTAACGCTCAATAACTTAACAGTACAAGGTACTTCCACGGTTATTGACACGCGAACGTTAACAACAGTTGATCCGGTTATCAGCCTAGGTAAGTCTGGCTCAACCCACTCAATTACTGCTGTTACTGCAGCAAACCCCGGAAGATTAGCATTTGCGGCAGAAGATTTATCTGACTTTGCTCTTAGCGATTCCGTGAAACTGGTCGTTGGCGGTGGTGGCGCTGCCCCCGGAGGCCTAACGGCAAACACGGTATACTATGTAAAGACTATTGACACCGATGTTAGTAGCGCAACCTACGGTACCCTCACAGTTTCTGCCACTCAAGGAGGAACTGCCATTGAGATAACTTCGGCTGGTTCCGGTGCGCTTCAGCTGACCCTCAACCCACTTCAAGACCTAGGACAAGACGTAGGTATCGAAGTAAACTACGTAGATACTACAGCAAAAACAGCATTCTTCGGATTTGACGATAGCACGAAGAAGTTCACATATATACAAGATGCCTCATACGCTGGTTCTTCTAGTACATCCGATGACGGCTCACCGCCGCCGGCATTTAGTGGGACAAAAGGCGCGGCTGATTTTAGCACACTAACTCTACAGCCTACTGCTGCTCTAGCCGCCACAGACGCTGGGATTAAGCTTACTCAGACTTGGAACTCTGGCGGCACTACATTTGATGCTATTGAAATTGGCATCACTGATACAGATTCCGCAGATGCTTCTAGGTTAATCCAGGCCCAAGTCGGTGGTGCTGATAAGTTCTTAGTCAGAAAAGACGGTGTTGTTTCTGTAAACACATCAACCGTAGATGGTATACTCAACCTTGATCATGTCAGCTCTGGTATAAATGCACAGCCTGGCATTGTTAGCCTAGTTAAGGGTACAGCTAACTGGAATCAAAATAGTACTGACTTTGTTGCTCTTGATATTGACGTCACCCAAGTCAACTACCAATCCTCTGGATCAAAACTAGCTTCTATTGTTGCAAGTACTGATAGGTCTTTAGAAGTCAACGCTGAAGGCGAGATTGTCTCTAGAGTAGACTTTGTTGGTGGCGGTACTCAGACCGCTTTATTAGTTGATGCAACTGATACAAGTTCTGCTTCTGGATCACTTTTATTAGACCTACAAACAGATAATGTTTCACAGCTTGCAGTTACCAAGACAGGTAACGTAACAGCTAATGGCTTAACAATAGAAGGAGCTGGTAGCTTCAGAGACGAAGTTACTATAAAAGCCCAAACAAACACCACAGGCAATTACAATAATACCACCAACTTAACTAGCGAAGTTGTTACTATTATAGCAGGTTCCTCTTCGGCTAAAGTGTTAGACAGTGTTGCAGCTGGTACTTACACCACTTATGAGTATCTAGTGCAAGCCACTCAAGCGAGTAACGGATATATCCACTCCACTAAGATCTTATTGGTACAGAACGGAAGCAATATCTTTATGACAGAATACGGCACAGTATACTCTAATGATATCCTCGTTACTTTTGATGCCGATCATAACAGTGGTGACTTTAGGTTATTAGCTACTATGACCAGTGCCGCCCAGACAGCAAACAACCTTGTCACCGTTAAAGTAACAAGGATTGCGATGACCGCTGCTTAATATAAAGACTTAGCGTCCCTGACCTTTATATCTTTTCCTTGCGCTGTTACGACTAGTAGCAGCGTATTTAGTATGTTGGCCTGTTCCCTGACGAGTCTTCTTAGGCTTGCCAGTGATAAAGTTTCCGCCTGAGATCGATTTTGACATTACTTATATGTGAGTACCTGCATATTATATCATACTTATCTAGTCAACTTCTTTAAGTTATAGCTGAGAGGAGAGAACCACTTAACAATCTCAATTGCGATTTGTTCTGTCCTAACAGACCCACAAGTAAAAATATCGCAAGCAGCAATTCCTTTCTCTGGCCAGGTGTGAATGGACAGATGAGATTCAGAAAGCATAAACACAGCGGTGAATCCTTGAGGCTCGAACTTGTGACTCTGTGTACCTAGTACATTACACTCAAAGTCCCAAAGTGTTCCCTCTGCGAAACTAACAAAATCTTTCATAGAATCAAGCAACAGAAAATCTACTCCGCCCATATCTAATATGATGTGTGTGCCTATTCTATTAAGTGGTTCCATTTAAAAATTTGTGATAAATATATCTGAAGACGCAAATTTATTGTTTGAATCGACGGCCACGACTTTAGAGTAAGAGTTCGCCCAATCTAATAAAGTTTTATCTACTCTACCTCTATTAATTAACCTAGAAGTAAGTAAAAAATTATACTTCAAGGAATCAACAGTCTTAAAAAATTCAAACACTTTGCTCTTAGTCTTTTCTGTACAAGGAAAAGGTAGGTGGAAATAGATCAAGGACTTCTTTGTTAGAAGGTCTCTCTCAAAAGTGCTAAGGCTTCCTTTCATAATTACAAAGTCTGTGTTAACCAGCCTCTTATTATTTACTCTTATGTTCTCTGTATCTAGAGAATGAGGAAAGTATCCGCCCTTAAAGTTCCCATGTTTGTCAAATTTGTGCTTGAACCCACTACAAGCTAATAAGCAATATAGCTTTGCCATCGTTCTTTGGCTAGGGTTTTTTAGTTCTTGGTTGACGTCTCTCCTCAACCTAAAAAACTTAGCGGGCCCCCAGCTTCCCTTGAAGTTAGTCTCAAACTCTTCTCTTATTAAAGACTCAGCATATGGCATCCTCATTAGGGCATGAAGTCCTAGCACATGCTTTTCTTTTGAAAATCCAATTCCGCCTGACCCTTCATACAGTATTTCCCCTGTAGACAGCCCAAAATCATAGATATAGCGACCCTTAACATCCGTTTTTGAGGCAAAAAAATGATCCCTCGAGCCAGGAAGCAGTTGGCGGCCAGGATAGGGTATTATAAGGCTATTTAAGCTTTCTCCACGTTCTTCCATTAAAAAAGCAAACTAGGTTGGGATTGAATATTCTTATTGTACCAGGAGGAACTTTATTATAAGAAGATTTATCTCCAAAGGTGTTAAGTAGAAGATATTCCGTGTACTCTTCTGTGTTCTCTACGATCCCTATAGCTTTATTTAACAGAGATATGACAGATATCACAGCGATCCCATGTATGCTTTTATACCTACCTTTATCTTCTACTGTCTTCTTTAAAAAACCTAATTGGTTTGGCTTGAACTGAGCGTAATCATCAGAGCTGATTGAATGGTAACGTGTCTCTGGAGCAAAAATCATGCTTTTACTTTTACGTCCCATTATTATATCAGATTACTTCTTAGGCTCGATTGCTGATTGAACTGGAGGAGGCCCTGATGTGTCTTTCGAGTTGCCGTTGCCGTTGCCATTTTTCTTAGCGGCCGTGGCCATTCCAAAACTCGCGAGTGCGCCACTAAATACAGAAGCGATAAAAGTTGGATCGAATTCCAGTATCCTCTTACCGTCAGGTAGGCGAACATAAGAAAATGTAAGTAGAGCGGCAGACCACACTAACACAGTCACTTTAACAAGGTCTTCTAAACGTTCGCGAAGCACGTCGTTATCCTTCTCTTCTGGTTTTGGTTTTTCTACTTTAATCTTATTTTCCATTATCTATGATAAAAAAGCCTCGTCGATCTTTAAACGAGGCCCTTTTTGTAATCATTGATGGTAAATTAATGGATAAATCTTATTTAAAACTTCGTCATATTCCTCATACCAACGACTTCCTATCACTTGATGCTGTTGTTGTTTACGAAGAGCCTTAAAGATTAACTCGAGCTCTTTTTCATTGAAATTCGTTTCCATTAATCTTTTCTATGTAGATTTTTTCGTCTTGGTAGGGGATATACTCGCCTGTTTTTATTTTCCAGGCTTGTTGAATGTCGGGTAATAACCACTGGTCTACCCTGTAGCAATATTTCCAGTTAACTGGTTGTATGCAGTTCATTACTGCTACGTTCCAAAATGCTACAAGGTGGATCCAGAAGCTAAGCATCGAAATGTTTTTGGATGACTTCGATACGTTCTTCCTCGTGAGCAATAATATCAAGCTGATCTTGAATTGCTGCAAGGACGTCGGGATGCTCTCCAATGCCCACCGGATTTTTGAGATAGATCTCTACATTGAGCCTGGCTTTTTCTATATTGCCATGGGCGTCTACTTTTAACGCCTTAAGGATTTCATTTCTCATCTTAATAGAGTTCCTCTTCTTTTTCTGTTTCGATTATACAATTAGATGTGGGATAAGCAACGCAAGTGAGTACAAACCCAGACTCGAGCTGGTCATCATCCAAGAACGATTGGTCTTCTTGGTTCACTGTACCTTCAACAATTTTTCCAGCACATGTAGAACAGGCACCTGCCCTACAAGAATAAGGCAGATCGACGCCCGCCTCATCCGCTGCGTCTAGTAAGTATTGATCAGGCTGGCATTCAACTGCCAAGTCACCTGCTGCTGTTTTAAAAGTAACAGTAAATGCCATAATTGTATAGTTTGTTAAGTTATATATTATACCCCAATCTTTCACCCTTTTTACTAAAAAAGAGGGTAATTATACCCTCTGTGGTGGTTTGAATGGACAATCAGGACATCCTGCCCCGCAACATCCTTTATTCTTTATCATAGATCCTCTCTAGTTTTTCTCTAGAGAGATCAACGTACATCACTTCTTCACCTACTTTTGGTGCTTCAGGATGACGAGGTTTAGGAGGAGTCCTCATCTCTATATTAATAGACTGGATATTGCTCCACATCATTGCGAATGCCGCGCCGCCAATTGAGGCAAAACATACAAAATATAGTAGGAGCTCGAAGTTATTCATTAGGCTTCTTGAAGAGATTGGACTGTGTTATGAAGTTCTCCGATATCACGGAGTCCTTCGGCACTAAACCAAGGGGCGTTTGCCCAACTAAATCCTTCGCCCATTGTGCTGTCTGGAGCCGTGATGTACCAATGACATGCTGTGTCTGGTACATCAACCGCACACTTAGACCAGTCGTCGCTCCATTGTGGGACTTGTACCCACATCAGCGCAGCAAATATAAAACTGAATAGTGATTTAATCATGTCTTATTAAAGGTTATGGGGTGAAGTTTTAATTAGAAGAATCATTATTAAAGAGTCTCAGTTTTATGAGATGGTCTA